CTAACTGATTTCTCCCCATAAGTCACCTAATATCTGATTAGGTGGGGCAGAACCATTCCATGTTCTAATAGGCAAGTAATAACGTTGCCCCTCCCATGTATATCCTACCCAAACATGACCATCTTGTAACATCACTTCTGTATAATCACAATATCCACCAGGTTGGAATTGGTAAGCTACCGGGCATGATAAGAATGGTCCTATTTTTCTTACAGTGATTGGTTGATTACCGTTTGTGAATCTAGCACTTTCTTCCATGTAGTAAGTACCATATTTATTACGTTTCCATGCACTTGCAACTGGTTTAACTGTATTACTTGAAGCGCTTGACTCATCAGAGACAGTGGCAACCGGTATTTTACCATCCATGTACGCCCTAATCTGCTTGATAAAGTAGTCTTTAAGTTGCAACCGCTTGTCTTCTGGCAATAGACCGCGAGTTACTGGGTCAAAACCAGTGTGTAAAACCGAACTTCTATGAGGGCATGATGTTGAAGTAAATTCATTGTGCAATCTGATTGTATTTCTGTTTGCTGGTAATCCCCATTTTTTCAACAATCTAGCGCATTCTTGGAAAGTTGCCTGTTCATTTTTTAAGAATGTCGCGTTATCTGCGCCCATTGATTGACACACTTCAATACCGTAATAATATTTATTGCCTACTTGGTTAGCAGTATGCCAACCGACTTGTGATTCATCTAAGGCTTGCCACACTGTGTTACCTGATACATAACTATGTGCAATACCTGCTTCTAATCTCGATAAAGGTGCGTTAACTAATCCGTTGCGATAAGCTTCTGCTGTCGCTCCTTTGCTTCCTGCGTCGTTATGAATGACTATACCTTTAGGATTACCACCACGTTTAGGTAGGTCGTAACCTTTAACTACATCTTTGATGATTTTAAGTTCAATCGCTTTAGGTTGTGGTTTAGCTGTTTCTTTTTTAGGTGCTTGTGTAGGAGACTGAACTGATCGTGGAGCTGTTTCGCTTTTGAAGTTAGGACGGATAAACCACATAGGGAAGTCGTAAGCGTGTTGGCGTCTTGTAACTTTTTCCCAACCCCAGCCGGGTTGTTCAATTCCGTCAGTCCAACCACCGCCGAGCCAATTCTGCTCATATACAATGATATAATCTAAAGTTGCTTCGATAACCCATGCAACGTGACCATATCCAGCACCGTAGTTACTACCGAATACAACCATGTCGCCAGGTTGTGCTAAGAAGTCTGGTGTGTTTTGATATACAGTAGCTAGTCCGTCAAAATTGTTGGCGAATGGAATATCTTTTGCGCCTACACCTTTTAGGAGTAATCCAAACAAAACTTTCCAACCAGCATTGGCATAATCAAAGCATTGAAATCCATACCATAAGTCCACATTGAATTGTTTTCCCTCAGAAGTTTTCAACCACTCTATAAACTCTTTTTTAGTTAATTTTGCTTGCATTGTCGCCACCTCCATGATGATACTCATTCACATCAAAGCCAACATCGTTAGAGGCGTCTGTGAAAGGTTGTGATGTATCATATTCTTTTGGTGCTTTCGTGCTTAATTCCGGCGTTAAACTGCTGTCTTGTGATGATTTCCACGTAACTTGTTGTTCTTCTTTATTGCTATCTCTAGGCGCTTGATATGTCTGTGCTATAGATGAATCTGAGACGCCTTTTGACGTTGGGTCAGTAATAACGCCAATACCTGTAAGTAACGTGAGGATAGCGCCTATAATTGCGCTAGCTTGATTTAATTGAGTAGATAAATCTAATCCGAATAAATCCGTGACTTGCTTGATAAATAGCAACAATGCACCAACTAAACCTGTTAATACTGCTTTATTTTTAAATCTCAATTTCCAGTTAATATCCATTTGTTTTCTCCTTTTATCCAAAATAAAAAACGACTAAAAAATTAGTCGTTTAAAATTATTCAATGGTCAATGTCGGAGATCCTGAATAAACATCACTTATAGTGACATACAACATCCCTGAAGGATTACTAAAGTTGATATTTTTACTTGCAACTCCGCTATTGACTCCTGATATTCCTAAATCACTTGAACCTAAATTAGTTTGCGAAACCCTCATTATACCGCTACGTACATTTTCTATTGTCACCTGATAACTTTTATTAGGTTCAACTCCATTTATTGTCCATTTTGCTGTTGATTCTTCTATGCTATCCGGATATTTATTTTTAGGTAAGGGTTTTATTACAAAAGATGAAGGCTTTTTCCATACTTGGATATTTCCAGCATATACTTTTGTATATTCTTCACCTTCGTAAATAAACTTCTTTACATTTTTAAAATTACCTTTCATAAAAATCACCCTTTAATTAAATATAACGTATTCGGGTCTTTTTGATATATATAGTTATATTCATTTTCTGTTCCTGTCCAAATTTTAACCGTCGGTTGAGATGCGCTTTTTAGTTGATATAAATTATCCGCTTGTTGTTTAGTAAAAGCTTGAGATGACAAAACATACCGCTCGTCATGATTATGATTTTTTGGAGCATATAAATCATTTAGTGTTTGTTTGAATTCCTCAAAATCTTCTGTGCTAACTTTTGAGCCAATCTGTTGCAATACACTTTCTGAAATAGAGTTGTTTTGTATTGCTTCTGCTAATTCTCTTAATGTGTTCATAGATTCAGGCGCGCTATCAACTAGTTCAGCAATTTTTGTATCCGTATACATTTTAGAGTCGTTGAGAGTTGTATCTTTGATTTTTTCAACTTCTTGCAATTTATCTTCTAACCCTTCAACATTTGCGATATTGATTTTGTCCAATAACTCAGGTTCTGCTTTGATATCTGTATCTTTACCATCAATTTGCCACATTTTAGTGTCAGGATTGATTGATACTACAGTACCGTTTTTACCGGGTACGCCTTGTTCTCCTTTTTTACCTGCTTCACCTTTTGCACCAGGTTGTCCCGGTTCGCCTTTATCACCTTTCGCACCTTTAAATCTACTTTCATTCTTTTCGATGTAAGAAATAACATCTTTATCTATTTTCTCTTTAAAGTCTTTGCTCAATAAATCTGTCGCGTTATCTTTTAAGATTCTCGTAATAGCATCATCTACCAATTTAACATCGATTTCTTTTGCTACAGCAGATTCAATACCACTATCAATGATATTGAAAGAAAAGTTTGCGACATGTATTTTTTCTTCTTCTTTCTCTAAAAACAGCTTACAGCGAACATAACCAGCGTGTTTGATAACCTTTTTAGGTATCTTGTAGGTAAGGAACCCTTTTACAACATCGTCGATAATCAGGGGCTCATTTTTGAATATAGAGCCATCTTCCATAAACAAATGTAATCTAGGTGTTAAGCCATGTGCTTTTAGATCGATACGACCTTGTTTGTCATTGATACCTATTCTTATAGATGCTGTATTTTCATCTTCAGTGTAAAATCGACAGCCAACGTCACCTAAGTCAACACCATCATTTTTTATTCTCGTTTCAACATCTTTTATTTTGTACATTTATACACCTCTTTATTTATATTTATCCCTTGTGAAGTAGATACCTTTTAAGCCGATTTGTTTATATAACTTAGCGATTGTACTTGCTTGATGTTGGCACCACTCTATAGCAGTAGCGTATTGGTGGGTAGCTGGATTCTTAGGATTCCATCTAATTCGGTACAATGTGTTTTGACCTTTATTGATGTAATCCTTTCTTACGAAGCTAGCACCGCCCATGATTGCTTTTGCTGGAGATGTCCAACCTTTATTTTTAGCAAACGTCATTGCATAATCAGGGTCGTTGTCGAATGCACCAATACCGAAGTAATTATATGCACCGTATCTACCACTAGCGAAGTTACTTGTTCCGTATCCACTTTCTAAGAAAGCGTGCGCGATCAAATAAATTTCGTTAATGTTGTTTTTCTTACAAGCTTCCGCGAATGCTTTGCCTTGTCCGTCGAGCGTTCCTTTTCCTTTAAGTATTTTGTTAAGCGCACTAACTGAAATACCTTGATACTTGCCTAAATTAAGCATTTGATAGCATTGCGTGTTACTTTCCCATATTCGCTTAACATTCATTGCCGAGCTCGTTTGTGCTCGTGTTGCATTAGCCCAGCCCCATGTATGAGATTTTTTCGGGTTACCCCTAGACATTTGTCTATCCAGTGCTTGCTGGAATGTGAATGGACTTGTTTCAGTAACGATGCTTGGTTTTTCGTCTGATGGAGTAGGGCCTCGTGTGGACGCACTGTCAACTGATGTTTTATCACTAATTCTTATTGTTGTTTTTGTCGTTACTTCTTTTATATTTTCTCGTGTCAATATATCTCGTTTAATGTATGTCTCAAGCATTTTCTTTTTAACTTGCTCATACTTTGCGTTATCCGGTATACCTTGCTTAATCAAGTCGTAATTAATTAAATCTTTCATACTACGCCAAATATTAGGGTCTACCTTTAACGTCGTTTCAGATAAGTTTTTATCAATCCCTGACAATAACCAAACACCACGTATTAACGCTTGTATTTGATTCAATAAGAATTGTCGTTTGCTATCTGTTTGACCACCACATACTTCAATAACTAGCCAATTAGGGTGACGCGGGTCATCAAAATTGGTTGGTCTAGCAAGCCATGTAGCCTCTCTATCGACATATAAATGCGGTATTTCATAATCGCTTATAAACTTATTTCTTTGCGTATACAGTTCGTCTACAGAACGCATATGCATTGATTCTTTTATATATAATCCTTGAATATCTGAGCGTTCATCACCCATTACAACTATATGATCAATGAAATGCTCTTCTTTATCTAAAACATTGCTGTAAGCAGTGTATTTTATTGTTTTAACTTCTTTAAATTGCGGTTTCTTCGCTTCACCAGTAATTGTTGAGTCATTGGCTTTTGATGCTGAACTTGTATCAGTACTACTAGGTTTGCTAGTATCTTTTGAGTATGGAGGCCTAACAAAGCCTGTAACACTTACATAAGGGTGTCTTACTAATCTTCCTGGAGAACCTGTCCAACTATTAGAATTAACCCAGTTTTGGTCAACGCTATAAAAATAACTTTTATTAGATGGTCCTACTACTATTGCGGTGTGTCCGTCCGAACCTATTCCGTTGCCAGGGTGCCAAACTGCGATGTCTCCAGGTTCCGGTACAAATCCAGATGAATAACGATAGAATCGGAAACCCTTAGGATATCTGTAATTAGCCATATCCTTAGCATTGCCCCATGTTACAAAACCCCAATATCTTTTAAAAATAAAGTTAGGTGTATCCCAACATTGACTGCCCCGATAATTATCTATATTAATCCTCTTACCAATATTCGACTTTGCCCACTCCACCACTTCACTAGCTGTAGGCTTTCTAGTCTTTGGGTTAGGTAATCCCATGTATGCACCTCATTTCAATCAAAATAAAAAGCCAGTGCCGAAGCACTGACTCTTAACTGTTATTTACATTTACCAAACCAGAAGCACGCCCAGAAGCTATATCCTAAAATCCCTTTAAGCATGGTAATCACCTCCTTTAAATACCAAAAATAGTTCTTAGTAAAGCTATGACAATCGTACTGAAGATAGTCCCTATCAAACCGAGAATCCACATTTTCATATCGCGTATATTTTTGTCGTTTTCTTTCTTATTTTTTTCGTCTATCTGTCTTTCCCTCTGGATAGCATCTAAAGTTTTATCTAATTTAATGTTAACTTGCTCTTGAGTTTTTTGACCTAATTTAATCTCATTGAGAGTGCTAAGCATTGTTTTATCATTCTCTTCTAATCTTCTAATTCGCCATTCATGTTCGTGCCGTTTGGTAAATCCAAACATTACGCCACCTACTTTGTGTTAAATTAAAAAGCCTCAAGCATTACACCTGTGACTTTTCATCTTTTGCCTCTGGATATTTTTCACCAGTGATCAATGCATATTCTTCTTTGTCGATTACACCCATGTCTACGTACCACTTAATTTGCTCATTTTTATAGCAACCCCACACATAAAAAGTTTTAATGTCTTTAAAAGTTGGATAAATCATCTTCATCATTTAAACGTCCCCCTCAGTATTTGTTTTGTTAGTTTTCAGTTCGGTCAACTGTTGTGTTAACATAGCGTTTTGTTGCGTCAATTGCATTGTCAACATGTTCACTTGCGTCATCTGCATTTGCATACTCGCAACCATTCCGCGAAGTTCCTCATCACTTAAATCTGACGCACTTTGTTGGTTTGATGCATTCGGTACGTCTTCTTTTTCGAAATTGCTATTGTATTTAATTTCGCCGTTAGTGAAAACAAACTTTCTAGGTTCGAACTCTTCTTTAAATTTAATAGGCACATTGTTATCATCTACATCTAAACTATTGCGTAAACCGCCAGTATTAACGAATCCGATAACTTCGTTTTTATCGTTTACTGTGATTTTCATTATTTCCACCCCATAATTTTAGTTATAGTAACTTTGTTGGCATTCGCTCCAGAACCTGATGTTTTACCTAAATCAAAGTACACATCGTTATCTATTCTTAAAGTAGTGCTACTTGTTTTGGATAGTAAGCACTCATAAATACCGCCACCGTTGCCGTCTGAGTCAACTACATTCGCTTTACTCAATTGAATCGCGTTAGGTAATGCGGTTAGTCCGAATCCCTCAATAACGCCACCTGGATAAGTTCCACTTACCAACAAAATAGAATAGTTTGTGTACGGTTCGGTTAGATTGATTGTTGTACCTACACCATTTGCGCCACCGTCGAACAATACCGTTGACTTATGTTCATTAGGAACCGTCCACTGTGGCTCAAGTCTGCCGTTTGTGATTGATCGTGTGTAAATCTTTTTAGAGTTATAAGGTGTGAAGTTAAACAACTTATTTGTATCATCTTTAACGAATACAGATAAATACCCCTCATAACTTTCAACGCTACCTGGTAAATCCGGCACTCTTGTTGCATAGTAATTACCAGCAGTTAAATATCCCAAATCGCCTTGCGCATTATTTAAGTTAACTTGAATTGATTGACCATTCGCCTCTGTCATCTTATGTTGTTGCCAGCTCGTTGTTCCGAATTTATCATCTACATACTGCTTAGCTTGATTTAAAGCGTTGTTAGACGTTTCTTCAACAAATTGCTTAGTTAAGTTTCCATCATTCTTTTTATAAAACGGGTACCATGTGCCGTAGATTTTGTATTTTGTGTACTCATCGTTTGAATCGTCTGGGTACCATGTTGCACGAGCAGTATTATTATCAACAACATAAACAACTAACACACCAGATTTGCTTGATGTATAAGTTGATTCATCGAACGAAGAACCGTCATCAACACCATCTTGTCCAGGCTTCTCTAACGTGCCTATATCCGTCTTTTCTGGTGCATCTGTTGCATTAGTAATATGAATAATCCTAGATGTGTTAACTGCGCTTAAAACGCTATCTATGGACTGCTCATACGATTCAATTGCTTTACCGTAATCATCTGTAAGTTTAGACTTTTGCCAATTTGTTGTTGAATTACCTTTAACAAGGTCAGCGCCATTGATTTGTTGTTCAACTTCGTTAACACGTTCAAAAATCGCTTGCTCTTTTTCAACTATTTTATCGACTTCAGCTGTAACAGCTTGTGTTGCACTAGTTTGCGTCGCAGTAATAGCTTGTATAGCTTCGTTTTGCTTGATTTCGATTTGTTGAATGCCTTTTGTCGCACTATCATTCACTTTTGCTATTAACGTTTGTGTATCAGCCATATTTTGCTTTAATTGGTTAAAGTCTTTACCGACAGCTTCGATAGTATCTTGAATAGATTTGATATAAACAAGCTTTGTTATACCATCAAACCCACTAACTAAATCATTTTCAATATTGAAGCTAAATTGACGTTCAACAACAACATTATTACTCCCGTTTTGTGTAAAGAATGCCTGAGCATGCACCTTGCCTGAATGTTTTAAAAATTCATTCGGTATCACATACTGCAAACGCCCATTAATTGCGTCTACTATCGTTAATTCGTCTGAAATATAAGCGCCTCTATCTACGTTATAATCATCGGTTTTTAACACGATAGATGTCTTAACATGTTCAGAACTTATAGATAACGGTCTGTTATTCTTAGTTACTGCAAAATTTAAAACACCAGTTCCTCTATCTGATTCATAGAAACTGATGTTTGTGTCAATAATTGGATTATATTGTGATGTTGTTTGTAACTCGATTAAGTTATCGTCTTTCGAAAAATTATCTACTATCATTATTCAACCACCTTTCCCTCGAATAAACTCCATTTACCAACGCCACCAGTACCAAAGTTTCTAACTAAAAATTGATGTGCAGACGGGAAATTATTACGTCTTAATACTTGTGTTGTGTTACCCGGTGTATTCGATTTTACTTCTAATATCCAACCTGCAATACCTTTAAAGTCTTTAGGAAAATCAGTAAATCGTTTTGATTCTTCAGTAGTGATATAGAAATCTAAACCAACGATTTTTAAATCTGATAATTTTGTAATATTCTTAGGGATATGTTCCCAATAACCGGCGTTTTGCGGACAGAAATTCCATGCTCCGTTGTTTTTCTTATTGAAAATGTCAATGACACGTTCGAATTTAAGCATATTTCTACCTGTGCTGTTTCTGGTAAGTACTTGTCTTAGAGCACCATTATAGTGTCCAGGCAGTACATCAAAGAACCAACCTGCATCTCTAAACGCTTTCGGTAACGGGAAATCTAACGCATTTTGTGTGTCTTGCGTATAGATATAGTAATGACCAACTTCCGTAATATCACTTAGATATGCTGGGTTCTGTATTGGTAACGGTTTAACACGTCCGCCTGAATCAGTCATCGATACTTGAGGTGCAATGTTTTTTAAGAATTGGTTAACACCTCTTTGGCCGATGGAATAAATTGAGTGATGTCTGTTGTTACCAGGTCCAATAGTTACCCCGATTAAAAGTGCTTTGCGTCCTGTTTCTAGATCGTAATACATATCTAGACCCTCAGCTTCTTGGAAGTCTCCTTTAAAGTTATTATTCACACCGCCAATATCGATACGTCGTTTAAATAACAATTCTTTTGTTTTTATATCGAAACCTTGTAAGTAGTTAGGGTTGGCTGTATTCGAATCACCTGTATACCAATATAAGATACCTGCATCATAAGTGATACCTTGCATAGGTTGTGTATCTGAAGTGTATTCCATAGGTATATCCATTTGATACAATACTTTGTCTATACCTTTATCAATATCGTCAGCACTTCTAACCTCAACAAAGTTCAACGAATTCTTAAGTTGTCTTTCAGTGGGTTTATATTCACGTCTAAAAATCATTAAATTTTCTACCGGATTATAAATCGCTGACGTATATCTGTCGTTAAATATATTCGGCATGACATCTTGCATTTCATTACCATAAGTTATTTCTCCAGTTCTATATTGGAAACGTACAAACTTGTTGTTTTTGTTACTGTCCAATACAGCTGAATAAATCCATAATTCTCCATCAATGTATCTATACGCATTGTGTGTACCGTGACCGCCGTTTTTAACAAGCAATCTATCAATAAATTGTCCGTTGGGCTTCAATCTAGATAACATGTAATGATTACCTGGACGAGCTTGCGTCATATAAATAATTTTCGTTCTAGGGTCTACCCAAAATGATTGCATTACTGCATTTGTATATGGCGATAAATCAGTGATAAATTCCGGTTCTTGCTCTTTTGGTTCGAATCGGTATTCTGTCGCTCGATATTCTTTATAGTGTTCATCTACAGCTTTCTCAACCTTTTTAGTGAAAGCATCTAGTGTTGAATAATCATGATACAAACGATCTTGCAATGTCTTATGACCATAACCTGTATTATCAATACGCGCGTCTTTTACTTCATTGATACCGTCGCCGTTATGGCCTAGAATCATATTGCTAAAACGGCCATTTAAATACGTTAAATAATCTTCAACACTGTCATTCAAGTATTTAATTTGTTTCGCTGAGTGTGCGTATATTTCTTCTTTTTGATGGTATATAAACATTTTCTCAAGTTTGCTCATACCTTCATCTAACAAGCGATAGTTATACTCATGTTGAGCAACTATTTTCCGACCTGTCATTGAATGTAAACTTGTAATTAATCCGTAAGCCATTGGTTGCCTCCTTTAGTCGTAAAAACTGTAATAATCCTTGATTAACTCGTACATAATAACCTCGTGACCTTTTTCGTTAGGGTGTAAGCCGTCCTCCATGCTCGCTTTCCTAAAAGCTGGATTGTATGGCTTAAAGTAATCTGTGTGATATGCGTCAAACACTGGTACATCTAACTCACTACAAGCTAATATTTGAGCGTTTACATAGTCCTCAAGTGTTAACCCTAGTTTGTTTTTGTCCGTGTCTTTACGGCGTATTGTTGTACCACTCATAGGGCATTGTCTTGTAGCTGTCATCACTAGTATTTTTGAATCTGGATTATTCTTTCTAATAACTTCAATTGCAGAACAAAAGGCACCGTAAAACGTTTTTGTATCCGTTTTATCAGTGCCTATCGGTACGCCTGCCCAATAACCGTGTAACCAGTCATCATCAGTGCCTTGTAATATGATTAGGTCTCCTCTTATTTGCTCTGCTTGTCTATAAATGCTGTTTTCTACCGCTTCTTTACCTATTGGAACTGTTGCCATTGTTGCGCCACCTCTTGCAAGATTAGTCGTTTTAGCTTTCAATTTCTTGCCTAACATTTCTGTGAAATTAGTTTTTGCGTGCGACCCTCTAGCTACAGAATCGCCAATCGTTCCAATAGATTTGATATTTCTTATACTTGATTGACTCGTAAAGTCGTACATGATCGTGCCATTCGCAGTTGTAACTGTTTTAGTACTCATCTTATCGACTTTTGCGTTTATTTTTTCATTCTGCTTAACTAACTCATTATTTATAGATAAACTAGCGTTGACTTTAGCGTTTAGTTCTCTCAAGTACTTAGCTGGGTCTGACTTAGTTGTTTTTACATTCTTAACATAGTTCGTAGCTTCATGGATAGCTTTTCTATATCTGTCACGCATTGTAAAATCGCCTAATACTACATCTTGTTTGATGATGTTGTTATATGCATCTCTATGTGTAGTAATCTCGACTATTCTTACTAAGTCGTTATAGCCTATAGTTGGTTCGGCCACTCTTACGACATCGCCAATTCTAGGATTAGCCTCTGGAAAATGCTCAGGCTGTGCTACGAAGTCCAAAGAAATAGAAGCAGTGACACTTTTCTTTATCACTAGCTCCATTGATTTTTTTAAAACATCCTCTTTTTTTATACGTCCATCTATTAACGGAGGCGCTTCCCTTTTCCCAATCAGTTGTGCTAATGGGTGTGTGAATTCGAATTGTAATCCAGCCTCTGTAAAAGTTTGTTGACCGTCAAAGTCGCCATAACCTCTTATATATGTGTAGCATTTAGAAGCATCTTCTTGAATCTTGACATTATCAGCATTTACACCTGATTTGATGTAGTAACCTGCTACTTTAGATAATTCATCGTACAAGTGAAACGTCTTAGTTTTAGCTTCATATTCATATTCGAGATGATAACGTTCAAGCCCTTTTTTGAATATCTCAAGCCTTGTGTCTCCCTTACCTAATCCCTCGAATTTTGACGCGTCAACCTTAGTATGCAATACGTACTTATAACTAGTTCCTTTAAATACAGTGTTAAAAAATTCTACGCCTGTGAAACTTTCGTTATATTCTTGGTAAATCCTAGAATTGTTTAGATCGTCTAATTCTTTTTGTCTCGCTTTGATACTAAGTTTGATTTTGTTTCCGATTGTTGATTTATCAAGCATTACTATTACATATTCGTTGAGGTCATCTTCCCCTTTTATATTTGTGATAGTCCACATCTTTGTAATAGCGCCGATTGCGTCGAAAGTGCTGGCATTTTCTATCATATCAATGTCTAACGTACTATCTTCATTCAATTTTTCGTTTAATTTTGTATTAACATGAATCGCATGACCGACGCCTTGCAAACTTTTTAATAATACCGGCATATGCTACTCCTTATCTGTAATATAATTTGTGTCTAAAGACTATCTTTTTCATAAGTCTGTTGGCTTTAAAATGATTCCAACCAGGATACAACACCGGTTGTTCTAAGGTCTTGTTGTATAGGTCAATATTTAAATTGCCTCTATATGTGTGCTTGTTATCAAAAATGATTTTATCGCCTGCTTTTAAATCGACATCTTTAATTACTGAGATGTTTCCTTTATCCATATAGAAAGTGAAACCGTCTTTATCATCAGCTTTAACATCTTCGGCCAATTCAATTTCAACTACATTGAATTGGTTGAATTGTGTTAATGCCACATCTCCGTTGTAATAAACATCTCCAGAACTCGTATTATAGAATGTCATTTGTCTACTTCTATCATTTTCATTTAGTGCTATTCTGTCCGGAACTGACCATTTTTCTAAATCGTTATCACTTTCTAAATCAGTGCTATAGCCGATACTTTCAAAGAACGGCAATTCTGTTGTTTCGAAAGTCAAAGTGAATTCTCCGGCAGTCTTAGTTGTGTCAAAAGATACTTCACTAACTAATCCGACATATAATTGTCTGCCGTCAACATAATCTAATTCAAATTCTTGTTCTAACGGTTCGAACATATTTTCAAATTTGATAGTGTTATCCGGAGTTGCCAATTCTCTTAGGTAAAAGCGACCATAAAACAATGTTTGAATGTCTGATTTAAGATGTGAGGCATAAGCAATTTTAGGTACTTCATACCTCAATCTTAATTCAACTTTTTTATATTCTTCTTTAGCGTAATTGTGAAAACGTCCGTCAACACAATCTAAAGGCGAATAATTCCTTTTGTAACCCGAACCGATAACATTGTAATCAAGCACTCTTAAGTGTTTGTAAGTGTGAGGATTGTCACTGACTCGGTACTTCACACCATTTTTAATAATTTCTACATCATGGGCTATCAATAAACAAACCTCCCTTACATTAAGTTGAAACTACCATCTTTTGCATCCATATCGTCAATGTGAGATTTAATCATGTTTAGATCGCCCTCGTTTCTAACAGTTACATTAACAATAGGTCTATTATTTTCTTTCATACTATGTTGCACATCATTTGTCATATGGCCGTCAACGCTTGGTGTTAAACTGTCGTTGAATCCATCCGTTAACGTTGAACCTAACTCACTTGTAAATGTTTTACCGAAGCTAGTAGCCATTACTTTAGCTTGTGATACCGCTAAACCTTTACCTAAACCACTACCTCCACCGTGTCCACTTACAAATGAAGTTACAGAGTCCCACGCTGATGAAATCGCATCGCCTACCGCGCTTACTACTTTGTGCGCGGCGTTAGCTACACCTTCTGCCACTTTGCCGATTAATTCCGCTCCGGCATTTAAAAAATCGCTGAAAAAGCTTTTAATCTTATCAAGCGCGTTTTTCATGCCGTCGCCTACATTTGAGACAACTCTTTTAAATCCATCAGCTACTTTACTTGCAAAACTTGTAACTGTGTTCCAAATATTAGAAACCCATTCGGAACCTTTTGTGATAATAAAGTTTAGTGCTTGCCCCATTTTTTCAGCTACACTCGAAGCAACACGACTGAACCAACTTGTAACAGTGTTCCAAATACTGCTAACAAAATTAGTGATTGTACTCCATATCTGTGACCAACTTGTACCAAACATAGAAAGTGTTCGATTCATTACGCCAGTTAAAAAACCGATAATTGACTCCCAAACTGATTGCATGTATTGCCAAATCGTATCAAGTACATTGGTAATCGTAGTTTTAATTGTCTCCCAAGCACCTGAGAAGTCGCCAGTAAGCAACTGAATTAAAGCAGTGAATAAACCTACTATGATTTGGACTGCTACGGATATCACTGTTCCTATGGCTTGGAACGCAATTGTAATTAAAGTCCACAAACCTTGTATGATATTCATAACATTTGTAATAATGCCTATTACCAAAACACCTAAGACTTGCATGAATATTTGTCCTAATACTTGCAATATAGGCATTATCGGTTGTAATGTTGATTGGATTTTGCCCCACAATTCAGTTAACCAGCCAACTACACCTTGAATTGCACCAGAAACTGCCGTTTTAACGCCGTTCCATGCTTCAGTAATAGTGTTTCTGAAATTCTCGTTTGTTTTCCATAAATAAACTAGAACTCCAATGAATGCACCAATTACTGCAATTACTGCTAAAATCGGGGCTGAAATCGTTCCAAAAACACCCGTTAATGCTTCCAAAGCTCCAGTAACTAAACTTGATGTTCTAACGAATTCTAAAATCTTTTTGACGACACTGAATAAGCTCAAACCAAACACATTTGTAAGCACACTACTTATAGCAACAACTGGAGCCATTAAAGCCCAAAATGCACCGCCTAAAATACCCATAACACCAATAATCTGCGCTACTGCTGGATGTGTTTCAAACAACTTAGCAATGAAACCAGCTAGATTAGTGATAAAGTCTAACAATTTACTAGCTATAGGTGCCATTGCAGTGCCAAATGCTACTAATGCTTTTATGATGTTGCCGATTAATTGCATAATAGTAGGACCATTCTCTTGGACGTAGCTGATAAAGTCTTTAAATCCTTGTGATTGTCCTACTTGTTCTGACCAAGCTCTAAATTGAGAAGTCAATTTAACTAACCAATCAAAAATATTAGAACTGTTTTGAGCAAAAGCAATCATTAAATTACCAATACCAGCAAATACATTGCCAAATATCTGACCAATCTTAGGTAAGTTAGTTGTAGTGTAATCAATAAAAGCTTTAATAGCATTCTGACCAGCTACACTATTAGCCCAATTTTGGAAAGCTATAGACAAGTTCTGTAATCCTTGAGACACGAATTTGAACAATGGCATTAATTGAGTGAAAATGTTAACTAATCCGTCGCCAAATCGTCCTGCAGCGTTCAATAAATCTCCGAAGATTGCGCCACCTATGCTATTCAATGCTTCAAATGCTTTCTTAGCCGTTTCAGAATGTTTAACCCAATTCTCAAACTCGCGTGCGTTTGCTTCAACCAGCATAGATACTTCGGATAAGAATGGTTTTAATTGCGACATCGCACTTGTAACGCCTCTGATACCCGCTGACATCGCATTAAAAATACTTGCTTGATTCTCTTTTACAATGCCTTGCCATGTAGTTTTTAATTGATCACTGGCATTTCTAAAGTTCTGCACTTCTTTCGTTACGGCTAACGTACCATCTTTTACCATTTTTAGTGCAGTAATAGCCATTGCACCGAAACCAACTGCTCCAACACCAGCTACAGAGAACGCACCAGCTAGCCCGATGACGCCACCACCTAATACACCAACGGCATTAAGTACTGCCATAATAGCCGGAACTAATCCAGCAATTACTGGTATTAACGCTTGTATACTAGCAATCATTAAACCTTTAACTTGTTGTGCAAAGATAGTACCGAAAGTTCTAATATTTGATGCGATGCCATCCATTGTTGATTGATACTGATCTAACGCTCTTTTACCAGCAGTCAATGCTACTTGCATTTTCGTCATTCCGGTTGTATCAAAATCTAATTTAACAGTGTGTTTGCGCCAACCAGCTAACATTGCTTTAGAAGTCGCAACATTTCTTTTCAACCCGCTTGCGTCGCCGTCAATTTCAACTTTTTTACGTCTGATATTCGATAGTTCTGCTTTAACAAACGATATGACTTGTTTTACTTTGCTAGCGTCTGCATCGATATTAACTTTATGTTCTCGCCAACGTTGTGCCATCGATTTAGCTCGCGTTAGCTCTCTTTGGTAGTCTCTTATGTTAGCTGTAACTTCTGTCTTGATTTCGTCCGGTATATCAGTCTTAGCCATACGTTGCGCAGTTCTCATATTCCTTTTAAAATCACTGATTATAGCTGTAATACGAGCCAGAAAATTCTTTTCCATGCCTAGCCTCCTTTATGACTTGTTTTTAAGCTGTTAAGGAACTTGCGAGTACCTTGTTTTTGTATTTCTCTTTTACGTTTGTTTTTAGCTAGCTCGCGCTGTTTCATTTTTTCATATCCGTCTTCTTGACCACGAATAATATAATGTTCTCTTTCGTTCTGCCTAACAAAACGTTTTAGTGATTTACCAGCTTGAGCAACCGCATTATATTGAGCGCCGTACAACGCAATGTCTCTTTGGTCAATCAATGCTTGTCTAGCGCCAATAATCCAGTCATTCCATTCGGCAGGTAGCATGCTCATTAGCTCGTCATTACTCATATAACCTATGTAACGACTTGTCATCTGCCTTATTTCCGAATAGTCTAATAAGGTGCTACGGTCATGATTTCTTTGTAGTTGTTCTTCATCATCTCGATACCAGCTTTCGCGCCCTCTTTCTCGTCTTCTTTGGCTAACGATGGCGCTTGGTTCATCTGTGTCCAGAATAGACGTGATTTCTGCTTGAAAAAACCGCTATTATTCATTACGTCCAACGCACCTTGTAAAAGATTCAACGTGTCGTTTTCTCTTTCGATGATTTCCATAATTTCCGCTTCAATGTCTTCTCTTTTAGGCGCGCTTTTACCTAGATAAGCTGTTGCACATTCCCAAAAGTCTACAATTGCCACTGTATCACGCTCTAATAAAGCGTTATAAACATTAGTAAATCCTGAAATCGTTTGTTTTCTGCCCTTGTTATCTTCTTGTTCAGTTGCAAATTTTTTAGCAGTTTTATCGAACATAAATGTTGCTTTTGCTTTCACTTCTTCATTGTTAATTGTTAATAATGTAATTGGATTAAAAGTTGTTTCAGTCATATTAAATACCTCGTTTATCGTTATTTTGTACAAAAAAATAGAGGGCTAATGCCCTCGTTAATTACATACTTAAATCGCTACTGCCAGCAGTTGTTTTTTTAGTTCGGTTTTCATAACTATCTTCGTAAGCGTTCATGTCTTCGAATTCAACAACTGGAGCCAACGCACTAGGGTTAAGCCATTCTTTTGGTAAATCGTTGATTGTACCGTCTGCGCTATTGAACTTAACTTTCGCTGTGATTTCGATTTTGTTATCTTCATCATCAAATGACCATTCGTGCTCTTCGATAACTACATATGCGAATACACCGTGATGTTTGCCATCGCGTTTTTTCGTTTCCCAAATCCAAACACGTAACTGTTTGAATTGTTTAACTGATTCTTTCAATGCTAATTGACCTTTATCTCCCGGAACGACATCAAGCGTCAACTTGATTTCTTCTTCGACAGAGTTACGGCTATAATCTTTCTTACCGCCTTGAATGATTTCAGCAAGGTCATTACTGATAGTGTGTCCACCCTCTGCTAAACTACCTAAAAGCGTTGCTTCTTCGATAGTTAGTTTCTTAGCTAAATCTTTATCAGCGATTTGGAGAGCGACAATATATTTATCCTGCGCCATTCGTTACACTCCTTTGTAATGTGTTATGTCTGTATTTAAAAACAAGCCGAATGATACCGTGTTTAGTGTACTGATCTATGTCAGTAATCACTTCTTGTGTATCAATTCGACTTTTAATGAATGAATAATAATCAATTTCTATTTCGTTATTTAAAACGAAGCCTAAAAATTGAATTATTTGTGATGCCTCATCTCTATTACGTGCTTGACTATAAACATGCAACGTGATGCCGACATCTTCGACCATGCTCGTGGTCGTTTCTTTGTTAGTGACGTTTGTTTCACCCACAACGATATATGGGTAAACAGCGTCTTTCTGAACGCAATCAAAAACCCTACCGTCCAATTGTTTTTGGATAATAGGGTTACTTTTTAATTTGTTATATACTTTGTTAAATAAGTACCGTTCAACTGATACCCACATATCTTAACCACCTCATGAAAAATACTTATTAAAGAATGCTCGTCCAGCGTCTATTGCCGGCTCCCAAAAAGGTTGAGCATGTTGTCCTTTAGTAGTGTGCCACTTACCGTTTGCGTCTTTGTATGACCACGGTATCTTTTTTGCTCTACTACCTCCAGCGCCTGTTGCATATATACCAGTACCATAATTGACATATATCGCGTATTCACTACCAATATTAATAACACCAGTAAAACCGCCGTCTTTAAAGTCCATTGTTACACTTTCTCTAAGATATCCGGTATCAACTGGCATTAATGAAATGATTGTATTGTGAATCTTAGCAGTTGTCTTTGCTATACCTCGTTTGACCCATCGCTCTATGTCTCGCTCGTAATTTTCCAACTCTTTTACTAAGTCCCAATTACCATACTTAACCTTTGCCAATAGGTCTCACCCTCAATCTAGTTAAATTAATTTCGTGTTGTCCGCCTTGGTCGACCGGTTCGCCTACAACTTCGTACGTTTTACCCTCGTAATTAAATAAAGTTTTGTTTGTTATTGGTATGTGGTACGGCGTATATAGGTTTCGGTCAAAATCTTTGCTCATCTGATGAAATTTGAGTGTCTCACTTGATGTAGGTGTGTCCATAAACCCTTTAATTGTTTCGTTACTTTTAAAACGCTCGTATTCTTTTGGGTATGTTCCTACGACTTCAATCTCTCCAATTTCAATTGTGTGCGGAAACTCATCAAACGGATTAAACATATCGCTTACCCCAACTTAACTTGCGATAAGGCATTAGATAAGCATAAGCACTACTAGGTATGTCAGTTACATAGGTATAACTCACAGTGCCCATCGTGCGCGCTGAGATATTGCCAGTTGTACCAAACTTGATACATTCAGCAATAAATTTCTTAACACCCGACGGCACTTCTTTGTCATCAAACTTCTGATTACAATAATCTTCTGCAACACTTTTATATTCTTCAATAAGATATTCGATTTGCTCATCGTTAGACGAATCATTGAGTGAAAGTCCATTAATCATTTTGACGTCTTTTGCGTTCATTACTTAACACCCTCTAAAGCTTTGATAAGCTCATCTTTTTTCATATCGCTATAACCTTTAATTTCAAGCTTTTTAGCAAGTTCTTTTAATTCTGCTACTTTCATATCAGATAAACTTTTTTGCTCGTCAGCGCTCGCCTCAGACTGTTCTACTTGCTTGTCTTCAAAAAATTTAATAGCAATTAAATTACGGCGGTTGTTTGTTGTAGATAATTCAGTGAATCGTTCTTCTGACACTTCTAATCCATCACGCGGGTAAATGTCTCCCACTTGATATTCATGTCCGTTGTCTTGTGCATCTTCAAAACGTTCGATTACTTTATACATACGTCACTACCTCCTATTACATTTCTAAGCTTCCAGAACCTTTAGTGATTTTCACTGCTTTAGATTCATCATATAAATAAGCTACATAGTGCTTATCACTGTATAATGCAGTTGTTTTTGTTGATGCGTCACGCGCTACTTCTAAGAAGAAATCGCGTTTCAAGATTAATTTAACTGCGCCTTTTTTAGCTAAAATAGCCGTGCCAGCTTCTAACTTATTAGAACGTACAATGATAGCGCCTAAAGCTTCGCCGAACGCACCTTTAACGATGATGTCATCGCCTAATTCAGTTGCACGTGTAAAGTTAGTTGATGCATCTCCACGTAATTTACCAGCATCAAGCGGATTAACAAATAAAACCATTGGTTCTAAGTCTTCATCGTTAAATTTGTCGATTGCTGATTGTAAGCCGTTTAATTTAGTGATGTCCGCATTAACAGTAAGTTTAGCTCCCATTAAAGCCTCTAATACGTCATTATCAACTTTGTTAGCGTGTGCTAAACCGTGTTGACGCACTTGTTCGCCTTGAGGGTCTCCATAACCACTTAATAAAGCCTCATCTGTGATAGATGTATCTTTAGCGATTTTACGAATTTTAGCCTCACGTTTTTTCGTTTCTAAAATGTCAGTAGGGATTTTTTCACCCTCTGCAACTACTTGTGCGTCTCCGCTATAAACGAATGCTGGGAATGTCAAAGTGTCTCCCGGTTGTCCTTGTAATGTGCTATCTACTTCTGCAAATGAAGCGAAACGCAATTTCTTTTCGAGTTGCGCTTGCATCATAGGCGCTAGTACTTCTGGAATGATTTGATTACTTGTTTTAGTAACTCCTTGTGGCATGTTTATTCCTCTTTCTTTGTTTAATTTTGATTAACTAGTTTTTCGAATGTCTCACGATCGTTCAAATACAATTCGTTACGTTCAGCGACACTCATGTTGTCAAACTTTTCTTTCGTTACACCTGAGTCCGGATTACCTCCGCCTTGTGGTGTTTTACCTACAGGCTTAGACGACGCAAATAAATAAGGTTTAGACTCTTTAAGCGTTTCAATCGCTTTGTCTAAACCTTTTACAGTGCCGTCGTCTACTAATTCCAGTTCATCTTTATTGATGAATGCTAGAATGTCGTTAGCATCATTTGCTTCTTTAGCAACCGCTAACTTAACTGCGTTATTAAGTTGTGTTTCTTTATACTTTGTCTCCCACTCTGAATTTTGATTCTTTAATTCTTCGAGTTCTTTTTGAATCTCGCTATCATCTTTAACAGAGTCTTGCAATTTGACAATTTGTTCATCACGTTTAGAAATCTCTTCTTTTAACTCTTCAATTTCGGTATTCTTGTCGTTCAATCTCGAACGTGGTACCATTCCCGATTTTGATTCGTCAATCGCATCAATTACCTTCTGCTTGTCGATTTCCCCGTCTTTAAATTGTCCTAACAATGTGTATAAATCCATTTAAACTACTCCTTTTTACGAGTTTTACGTGCAACGCCACGAAGAATTTTGGTATAAAAAGAAGCAGTTTAACGACATGCTAAGGTCGAGTAGTAAACTACTTTCTTTTTCGTTTATATTTCTCCCACTCACGATAATCCATTTGTGGTATTACTTCGGTTGTGCCATCATCTTTACGTACTCTTGTTGTACTAGGCAAATCATCTTCATCAATGTAATACATAAGCTTACAACGACAGTTGATATTTTCTTTTGCACTATTCACACCAACAAACAACTTAGGCGCCTGTCCAACGCAACCGCTCGACTTGAACGGTTCGTCTATTTTCTTTTTAGCACCGTCTAGATGCCTGTGTGTGTCTCTTGTACGTGTATCTTTAGTGGCTTGCCAATACTTATACATCTGTAAGCCATTCTTTTGAGCTACCAACGCACTATCAAGTCCAGCTTGAGACATCGCTCTACCCGCTTCTGTACGAGCTACACGCAACGATTGAGCTTTAGACATACCAATATCATCACGGATTGCTTTCGCTATCTTAGAGTAACCCTCTCCGCTCATAATGCCTTGTGTGATGTGTAAACGTATCTTTTTCAATACTTCATCACGATGCTTCTGCAGTGTCGGTACTAAACGAATGAACTCAATAGGTTGTTCGATAGCTGATGTGATAACTTCTTTGCTAGGAACATCAAATTGCATAGATGTTTGACTCGCCGTCTCGTATAAATAAAGGCTCATAAGGAACTTTTCTATATAAGCATCTTCCTGTGACTTCTGAATCATCTTAGCTACTTGCCTGTAGTCATCAGTCAACATTGTACCTATACGAGTTAACTCCTTATTGAGCCTGTTATATTTATTGAATTCAGTCCATGTAACATACACATCATCACTTTGATACTTCTCGAACATATCTGCGATGATTTGTTTTATCTCTTTAAGTCGATTAGCAAATAGTTGTTCTATCGGCTTCTCAGCTTTAGAGATTAGACTGTCGATATACTCATCAATATCATTCTGATTCTTTATTGTTAGATCTTTCTTGTTGTTGGGCACCGTCAGCACCTCCGTCATCTAAATTAGGTAGTTGCTTGTTGTACTCCATTTGTTCTTGTTCTATTCGTTCGAGTTCTGCTTGTAAATCTTCGACAAACGGGTGATTTTCCAGTACAGTTTCATGGCTTACAATTCCCATAGATTGCTGAGCTGTTTGTACTTGTAATTCTGTATTCGCTACTTTGTTGTAGTTGAAACTAATATCGACATCTTTATGTTCTCCTTTGATGTCGAAGTGCTCAAACACAAACCAAAGTAACTCCTGTATAGCAACTTTAGCTTTACGCGCTAACTTATCCGCTTTCAAGTTTAAGTTAGTATATAAAAACTCTAACGCAACCCCACTTGGAGCAGAACCGAATTTATCAGAACTAAAGTCAACCGCTTGACCAAATAACATTATTTTTTGATATAACTCATCTAAATACTTTTTACTGTTTTCAACTGGTACTTCTACCTGTATTGTGTCGACACCCCCGTTATCCGATACTTTTATCGCCCCGTAATAACGTAGTAACCGTTTGAATTCTGGCAACTCTTGGTCATCATAGTTCTTTAATACATACGTTAATTCGTTTGAATCTTTAAAAGTATTGGATAAATCAGATAATCGTCTGTTATACGCATCAATCAATGTTTTATACATAAATATATCTGACATTTCTAAGTCATTATTTTTGAATGGAATAAAAGGAATCTTACCCCACGACCCTGTACTAAAATGCGTTTTTGAATTCTCCAAATTGTTAGAGTAATCTGGAATAAGCGAACCGTTTTCATAAACGTAGTAATTAACCGTTACTTTATCCCAGTATTCAACTTTAGTTTCATTTTCCAATTTGTACATCCTGATAAACGCCTCTAATTCTTCGTGCTCTTTATCAGTCCATATAGGAATACCTTGTTCTGCTGGTACTCTAAATAGCTTAAATTCTCCCTCTTCATCAAGGTAAGGATGCAACCATTCAATACCTTTATTGCTGGCTCCTGTTAGTACACTGTGTAACTTATCATCGAATCTATTGCCCAAAACTTCATCAATACGTTTAACTACTTCATCATCTGTATGTTTAAAAGCGATAGGCTTACCTACAATATAAGAAACTTTTTGATCTACTAGGTTAGCATGGAAGTTGGTAATCATTCTGTCATCTGGTTTCAATGGGTCAACTGCTCCTGTAGCATCAACTGGCTTAGGCTCCTTTACAATATCAGGACGTTGCTCATAATATTCTTGACCTATTGAGATTTCAGGTAACTTCTCCAAATGTTGTTTTATATATCTGACAATCATTTCTTCCAGTGTTTCTGGTTTATTGTTAGTCCTCACAATAGCATCAAATATTTCCGTTTGTGTTGGTTGGCTAGGGTACAAAATATTACCTCCTTTAATTAAAGCCTGTGCCACTTGGCTTATTAGCTGTATAAACTGCATATCTTAACGCATCTAATGTGTCATCGTTTAATTTAACTGGTTCGTCTGCATTATCTTTCCAAACGTAGTTGTATATTTCTTCTTTAAACAAACTAACTTTTTCTTTGATAATGGATATTTTATTTAACTTGAATAACCTAGAAATAACTTCAATGCCAGCAATAACAGCTTTGTCAGCATATCTTGCTTTTATCTTCTCTCTTCTAAATCGTTCAATATGTTCAGGTCTAGCTGTATCACAATAAAAAAGAATATCGCCATGCCTTTTTATAACTCCTTTTGCAATAGCTACCCAGTCATCTATTTCTTTATGTCTGTGTGCGTGTTCTTCAATAACGTACTTGTTTCCGTCGAAGTCTTCCGCTACAACCATAATAGAACCATAATGCTCATATCCCCAGTCGACGCCTGCATATTTCCTTTTTATTTGTTTAGTTTTAAATTCTTCTTCTGTGATGTAATGAACTTTTTCTTTAAAATCTTTATATACAACACCCTCAGCAGAAACCCACTTACCATAAATATCACGATCTGTGAACATTCCTGTTGGTGTACTTGCGATAATCGATTCAATATATTCTTCATCTAAAAATGTATTGTCAAACAAAGTAAATTGGAATGCTTTGATATTTAGTCTTCCATTCGATAACCGTTGACCACTCTTATCAATGTAATCTTTTTTAACTGGATGCATCGGGTTTTCGGGGTTTGTATCAATTAATATTCTCGCGCCTTTGTAACTACAACGTGAGAACACTTCTTTAATAAACATATTGTGCAATGCTGTTCCCTCGTTTAAAAAAGCACCTGCTGAAGTAAAACCACGCGCTTTTTTCCATGCATCCGAGTTTTGTCCGTCGAATACATACACTTTATTACCGAATATTTTGACTGCGTTAGATTTGTCGAGTGTTAACTCTCTACCTAGTATTAACTCCATATCATCTAGTATGTTACGTCTTATAGATGCTTGTGTTGCTCCTCCAATAATGAAGTTAAGCCCCTTGTCTTTATAAGTAGCTATATGCATTAAAAAAAGCAGGATAAACACATATGTTTTACCTGCCCTTTTTGCACCACTCGCTATTAATACTTTGGGTTTATCGTTTATAAAGCAGTTCCAGACTTCTTGTTGTTTCGGGTTTAACATTTCATTAATCATTATTAACACCCGCTAACTTAATAAGTGCTTTAGCAACTTCTGCTTCTTGTGAATTGTTTTCTGATTTATCCATCTGATCGATTTTTTTCTCAAGCATCTTAATTTCAGTTTCAATCTTTTTATTAGTCAGAACTTCATTGCCTAACGTCATTCTATTCATGCCGTCCAAACTAGCAAGGAATGCATCAGCTGTCGCTTTCTTTACTCCCTCTACTTCAATATCGTTCTTCGCTGTATTCTTTAACCACTCATACTCTTCAAAAGCCTTTTGGCGTGTCCATTTTGATTGTTCAGCTACTTCTTGACGTAATTCTTCGTACCTTGTACAAACCTTGCCGTTTTTAGCTACACGGCTAGCTAATACATCGATATCCTTTTCGCTCTTGCCTTTGGTCGAATACCCTGCGTCAATATAAGCTTTGCGTTGGCTCTTGCCCTCGATGAGTCCCAATACAAACTTTTCTTGCTTCGGTGTTAATTTAATCAATTGTTTTCACTGTATCACACGCCTTTACGTTAATTACTCTAGTTATTTTAAATATAAAAAAAATGCCCCTACATCTCGTGCAGGAGCTACGTTCAATAAATGTGAAAGGAGGAAAATAGTTATGACTCAAATTGCAAGAATTAAACTACCCACCATATAGGCAGGTAGTAAGTGATTAATAGCGTAACATATCAACTTTACATGTTTGTCACTTCTCAATCACATCGATGAGAACATCTAATGTGGCTATTACCCCACGTCTTAAGATAATTCTTACAAATCAATTATATAAAATTAATTCACAGTTTAAAAATAGTGTCATTTTCGTCATTTCTGTCATTTTTGTCATTTTCGTCACTGTAGTAGATAAATTTTTTCTGCTAACTCATCACGGCGCGCTAAGAAGTTGTTTCTGTTCAATTTAGAGTTAGGCATCTTCTTGATAATCGCATCCCTGTTATAACCTTTCTTCAACAACTCTAAGAAACAAAAGTCAACATGTCCTAATCTCTGTTGCGATTGATTTATAAACTCGACTTCTTTTAACATCTGAGCATACCTTTTATTTGCTCTCTCAAGCCTCACAACAACATCTTCAACTTTGCTTGAGTTTTCCCCTTGTGGTTTTGGTAACGTTGCTTGTATGCCGTACTGTGCGATTGAATTGCTATCATATTCCGGTATTACATCAGCTAACACATTGCACTTCATTTTATGTGTGCCTATCATATTAACAATTGACTCTTTGCTATACATCTACTCTGACACCTCCGCCCTCATCAAATCACACTGATCGCTCAACTTTGCGAAATCACTCGGCGCCTCTACATCATCATTAGCCGTCATCATAATATATACTTGCTCAGTTACATACTTACCTAACTCGTACATTGCTAGTAAGAATAATAATCTTAGTATTTGCTTAATCATTTCCCACACTCCCTTATATTTTCAAACAACTGCCCTAATTTAATAACTGCACCTCTTTTAACTTGTGCCTCGTATTTGCGCTCAGCTTCTTCTTTACTCTCTGCCTCAACAACTGTAAACGTCTGATTATCTCTAGCAGTAGTAAAATGTTCATGTGGTTGTCCTGTTGAATCTTTGAATGTTGTGACTAAGTATTGTGTCATTCCTCATAGCTCCCTTGAACTTGTTTGAGCTTACTCATAAAAAACATTACTAAAAATGCTATTAAGATATGCGTCTTTTGATGTTTATAAGCAATTGTAGATATCATAAAGATAGTAGCAAGCATTAACATTTCATATATGTTTGTGTGTATAGTCTTTTTACTCTTAAGAAAAATAATTGCTATGCGATAAAAGAGATAAACGCCAAACCCTATTAAAAATATTTCTAACATGTCGCTCACTTCCCCAAAACCTCCTTGACTCGATCTAAGATGTCTTTACACGTATCCTTTTCCTGCGTCTGCTGTTCCATCTTGTCTTTCATGATTCCTTTTCATTTTCTTTTTGTATGCGTCAATGAGTTGGTCGATAGAATAGTAAGTATTGGCGTACAAAAACGGCATTATTAAAACTTGTACAATGCTATTATCAATACCTTTTACAAATTGTTCTGTTAGTGTATGCATTACATGAACAAAATAAACTGAATGTAGTTTAGGTAAAGTAACTTCATTTTCAATTAAATCAACCATAACCTCAGTAGTTTCTTCCAAATCTTCTTCATCAACAATAGTCAAAGTTAATTGCAAACTGAAAGCTAAGTAATCAGCAATCTCATCTAATTGTGTATCTAGTGGCTTACCTGGTTGTTTCTTCCAATTTTTAAAAAACTCAAGTGTGTTAATCCACTCTACAAATTCAATAATCATACTAGCTACTGTGTCATTTAAATTTCTAGTTGGTATTCTATCGTCGAACTCCTTTTGTATTTGTAATAACTCTTGTAACTGATCAATTGTTAATGTATTAGTCATTTTCCTATTCCTCCTCATATTTATAGACAACTTGACCTGCCATAATCCCTACTGCTTCATCAAGTTCAATACCTTCTTTAACTGAATGTTGAATAGCATTTGTCATTCCCTCAAGTATTTCATCAAACGCTTGCGCTTTCTTATACACGTCCTCAATCTCTTTTAGCAACCCCTCTGTGTCATTACCGTTATACGCACTAGCACTAATAACGGACTGTTCGATTTTTTCGCGATTATTCATTTGTGTCATCCTCCATAAAAATTTTATTGTTTAATTCCATTCCGAATTTAACTCTTTCATCATCGTTACCGAATTTGTTTATTAAATCTCTTTCAACGCTCTTGCAATACCTATCCCATGCGCTTGCTTTCTTCTCCAGTTCTTTGTTACAATCTCGTAACTTCGCTATAACCCCAATAAGCTCATATCGTTGCTTCTTGTACTCATCACGTTGTTTTCTCATCTTCTTCAACCTAGCGTCCATTACGCTTAGTTGGAACCCTGTTTCATAGTTCATTCTACCAATCTCCCATCTTTCCAAATTAATGTCATAGTTAGGCCGTCGTTCAAGATGTAGAATGCTTTGGTAGGGAAAAACGTGTTCTCTAAACGTTCGTTGATACTAATACTTGTGTGTAACGCTGACATATAGGCTCCCTCTTGAAGCTCGTACACTTCAAACAACCTATCAAATACTGTATCTTCTGTGATTTCCTCTTCAACTTCAACTATGAAAGGAGTATCAATTGGAATAAAACTTGATATCGAACACGTATTTGTATTTCGTTGAAAACGAACGAATCCATTACTAAAAACTTTTGCAAGAAAAATTTTTCCTTTTGATAGCTCCGGATTTTCTCGCGCCCACTTAATTAATTCATCTAGTCTCATTTCTTTTTTAACTTTGATTTTCATTTTTACATCTCCTTAAAATAAAGTTAGTTGCTTCTGTTCCTCATATTCCAAACCATGTTGCTTTATATATATTTCGAGCTCTTCCGCTGTATCAAATGTCTTTTTCACGCCTTGCCAACCTGGTACGATATGCCCATGAAAGTAATAAGTGCCGTTTACTACATGGATATGCGCCACTCGCTCGTTATCCTGATACAGGTATCTCTTAGAGCCGAAAAATTGGTTTAAATGTTCTTTACGTGCGCTATCTACCATGATCTACACCCTTACTTTTGGAAATATGTCATTTTCCATCAGGTAGCACGCATAACGTCCTCTTGGATGTTTCTGTGGCACATTAAACAAATGCGGTTTCTTTCTTCTTAGCTCTGCCTCTTTACGTCGTTGCCTAGCCATTTCACGTTCTCGCTCCAAAGCTTTTGTTATTTGTATTTTTCTATAGTCGTTTAACTTCATGCCGAAAGGTGCATCAATTGCTTCCGACAACTCCCAACCTTTCGCAACTCTGTTTCTAACTATTTCGGGCGTGAGTCCTTTCTTTTTCATCTGCTCATTTTCATATTCAGTGTATTTAGAAGGGGGTTTTCTTGTGGTGGCGCAATAAGCGCATCGCCCGTTAACCCTTTTGATATTCTGTAATTAAGTAGTCCTTTGCTTAGGTTGTACTTTTTAACTATTTCGCTAACAGTCATCATCTTGCCGTCAATCTTAACTTTCTTAGGCTTTACTACATTTTGTATTAAGTCTTTTCCTCTTGAACCTCTATCATACCTAGTAATTAGTGTCGATACTTTGATGTCGTATTTATCAGATGCATCAATAAGCGTCATCAACTTACCGTCTATTCTTACTTTCGTTTTTATGCCCGCCATTTATTCCACCTCTACATTTACATTTCTAATTTTTAAATTGTCATACTCTAGTATTTCGTCAGGATTGTTATATAAGTAATCTGCCAGCGTTTCTTTTTCTTTATCCACATCATCAAAATGCTGATATTCAACTTCTGTAGGTATCCTTATATCAATCGTTGCATTTATATATGCTTGTTGTTGCATTAGATCACTTCATTTCTCTTTTGCGTTCTCGTCTTGCTTTAATTAATTCCTCGTACGTAATCCATGTTTTACCTGTATACTTAGGCGCTTTACATATCCAATTGAGTTTTATGTTTCTGTATTTATGTCTGAAAATCTTAGCTTTAAGTTTTGCTACTTCGGTTGGCATACCTTTAATGTCGATAACTTCAATCAGTTTGCCATCGAGATATAACGCGAAGTCTGCAATATATTCAATCTTTCGTTGTTTATCTAGTTTTGGTAATAATTCAAATTTCGGTTGTATTTCGATACGATCATAGTTAGTGCCATTCTTATTACTTTCTAAATATTGGTAATATTCACACTCCACTTTGCTATCAAATACAATCCCTTTATACTCAACTTTCTTAGCGTTGTATTTACTCATCGTCCACCTCTAAATATCAAATATCGTTGCCTGCAAACCTAACTGATGCTCATATAAAAGCCCATGAGCGCCTTTAAATCGTTTTAGGTCACTATCAGTCATAATTTTCTTTTCGTCGCTGAAATGGGCTCCTGAGAGCGAATAAACTTCATTTACGTTGTCTTTATACTTGATGACCTTAATATCTTCTGTGCCATCTTCTCGGTATAAGTAATATTTTTCTTTCGGCATTTTTTAACACTCCTTAATGTGTGTTTTCTTCCAATTGATTTCATTCATGATTTTCTTTTCAACTCTGTCGTAATCATCGAAAGGCGATAACTCGTTATTGTCCAACAATCTATTGACCGCCCAACCAGTCTCGATATATACATTTGCTACAATCGGGTCGCTTTGCTTTGTCTCTTCATACATCGATTTCAATAAGCTTTTGAATTGCATTATATTCATGTGAAAAACCTCTGAGTCTTCTTGTAATACTCAAATTCAATTATTCCGGTTTCGCCGTCTTTGTTTTTGGCTATGTTACATTCAACAATAGATTTGCCAGTGATACTGTCATCTTCGTCACGGTTATAATAATCATCACGGTAAAGTAGCATCGCTAAACTCGCATCTGCTTCTATTCCGCCTGATTCTTTCATGTCCGATAGCATTGGTCTTTTATCCTGTCTAGACTCGACACCACGATTCAGTTGTGAAAGTAGTACGATGATTGCGCCTGTCTCGTTAGCGATTATCTTTAAGTCACGTGATATCTTTTCTACTGCTACACGTCTATCAACTTTCGCATCAGTATCCATCAGTTGAAGATAATCTATAAAAATAACTTGTTGCCTGTCTGAATGCCTCATTGCTTGCGCTCGCACATCTTGCGGTGTGATATTACTTTTATCAGAAATATCGATGCCTAATTTCATGATTTTATCCATCGCATTCGTTAACTTTGTTAAGTCATCCGGCGTTAAGTTCCTGATTTCTTTTATCTTTGTTAACTCAATACCAGTAATTGTTGATAACATACGTTTCAATACTGATGTGCCAGTTGTTTCGAGACTAAAGAAAGATGTTTTGTATCCATTTTGTGCTATGTTCAGCATCATGTTTAATGCAAAACCTGTCTTACCCACTGAGGGACGCGCTGCGATGACGATTAATTGCGACGGCTCCAATCCCCCTATTTTGTAATCCATGAGCTTATAACCCGTCTTAATTTGCTTCTTAGGGCTATCGCTGTATAACTCATCGACAAACTCCTCAACAAACTTCTTGGTTCCGTCTTCTTTTCTGTTAGTAATTGTTTTTAAATCCTTGAGTTCATCAATCAAGTTATTAAAATTTTGGTTCGTAGGTTGTTGTTTGAACTCAGTTACCAATTCTTTCGCTTTGTTGATTTGATAACTTTCCAATAATTCTTGTTGATAACGTTCAAAGAATCCGTATCCAATGAAATCGGAGTTGTAAAGTTTAGTTATAGTATCTGCATCTAAAAACTCTTTATCTTTAGTTGCTTTTAAATAGATTTCTTGATGATCTATCTTTCCGACGTCCATTACATAATTGAAAAAGGTTTTAAACTTTTCGTTCGTAAACATGTAATCTTTAACTCTTATCTTTTCTAGTACGTCCGGTTGTTTAAGTAGCGTAGCGATTATTGTGCTTTCAATTTCAAATTGACCGTAATTCATTCGTTATCGCCCCCAAATTCTGCCAACTTATTCATGAAGTTATCTAGCGCTATTTTTCTTTGTCTGACATATTCGGGGTCATTCTGCATTTTCCATTGGTGTGTAGCGGTTTCGTTGTCTACCGGCTCAATAGATACTTTTTTAGGTGCCTTACGCATGATTGCTGGTAGGTTAGGCGGGTACGGGTTGTTACTGTTGATATATCCATCTACAGCTTTTACAGTTGGTTGATAATCCCCGTTTTGACTTAATACATCAATCCACATTTCTAACTTTGGTTTATCAAAATCGATGTTGTATACGTACCTAACTTTTTTAATAATTTCTAATGCTTGTGTTTTGCTCATCGGCATTAGTCATCACTCAATTCTTTTTCCATTTGTGCTATGACATCATCAGTAGTTTCTTTTTTAGAGTTACGAGGTTTCAATTTGTTTTCAGCACTTTCTTTATCTGAAACGCCTTCTTTATTCCAGTTCTTTAATACAGTTAGTAAGTAATTCAGACCTTTGTTGTTTTCTTTGCAGTAATCGGTAGCGACTTTTACTATTTCGAACTGATCTTGCTTAAATGATTTAATTTCGTGTTCTAACTGTTCTGCTTTTAAAGGGTTTTGTATAATTTCTAAATTGGTACTAATATACTTAAATGACTTTGAGACGTCGTCTGTCTCTCTATGTTTGTTAGTCTCTGTGTAGTCTATGGTATTGGTCGGGTCATTTTGTCCTCTTGCATCGTGCCAATTTGTCCTCATCGTCGGGCCATTTTGTCCCGATGGTCGTGCCACTAGTTTGTTTAATGTTTCATAATTGATTGAATACCATTTTGTACGGTCAAATCCAGCCTTGTTGTAGTTACCTACATGCAATAAATTTTGTTTTTCTAAACTCCCAAATGTCCTTTTTATAGTTCTCTCGCTCCAAAATGGAAATTGTTTTTGCCATTCTGGATAAGAATTAAAAATCCAAGTTTTGCCATCGTATTTATGTTTTGAGTTGTTTAGCCAATAATGAATTTGTTGCAATACTATTGCTTCGTTTAACCCTATTAATTCAGCTAATTTCGGTAATACTTGTATCGGATAGTCATCTATTAGTAACTTATTCATTTTTCTCTCCTTTCAACATTTTATTGAGCCTCTCATCAACTTTTATCCACGAGTCATGCAATTGATATTTATCATCAAACGACTTAACACCAATTGCGTGCTGTTCATTATGATGTTGTCTACACAGTGCTAACACATGTTTGTCGTAGTGATTCATCTTGTTTCTGTTCATACCTCTGCCGACTGCTTCATAATGTGCCAGGTCTGCGTGAGGCTTTCCGCATATTACACAGTTGCGGTTAACAGTTGACCAGTATAAGAATGATTTATCTTGTTTCAGTAGATTACTCGTTTTGTAGCTAAGTGGTATGTCATTGTAGAACGTCCAGTCAAGCGTTGCTTCAATGATTTGACTTGCTTGTGTTCTCGTACAATTACTTAGTGAAATACGTTCATCATAGCCGTAGTAAGTCCTTACATACTCGATGAACATATGTCGCATATAGTCCATTGGTTGACCTGTATATTCTTCTATGTCTTTGACAAGCGCGAATATTTTTCGTCGTTGCTTGCCGGTAATTTGAAACGGATCTATGACGCTTACATCGACTTCCACATCAAATCCGTTATCAAGTAGTAATGTTTCTTTATTGCCTAATTCAACACCCGAGATGACAACTGTTGTTGTACCGTCATCTTGAGTGATATAACTAGTAATTATTGGCATCTAATCATTCCAATCAGAACGGTAAGTCATCATCAGTAATCGCAGTGGTATTATCAAAAGGATTATTACCAGTTTGAGTTTGTCTTTGTTGATGATAATTGTTGCTTGGTTGTTGGTTGTTATTCTTCGGTTCTAAGAATTGAACATTGTCCGCTACTACTTCTGTAACAAATACACGTTTCCCGTCTTTGTTATCGTAGCTACGTGTTTGTAATCGTCCGTCTACACCTGCCAGTGATCCTTTAGAAAGGTAATTTTTAACGTTTTCAGCTTGTTTTTTGAACACTACTACGTTTATAAAATCTGCTTCACGCTCGCCTTGAGCATTCGTAAATGTTCTGTTTACTGCTAATGTGAATGTCCCTACATTTACGCCATTTGGCGTGCTTCTTAATTCTGGGTCTTTTGTTAATCGTCCTACTAATACTGTTCTGTTTAACATTATTCATTCCCCTTTGCTTGTTTTGTCCATTCGTTTAACTTGTTAATAATTGCGGTAATTTGAGCGCTTGATAAACTTTGAATATCGTTGATACCTAATATTTCATGAACATCATTAACACTTACCTCTTTACCTAGAGACTGCATAAATTCGCTGAACTTGAATATTTCTTCTTTTAATGTTCCGATAGCTTTTGCGTCAGGCTTTGTGTATCGTTCTTTCTTTTGTTTGGCATCCGCATCGTCCTCATCGGTAGGAAGTCCAAAGAATTTCATTAAAAAATAACGTTCGGAATAAGTTAGTGCAGTGCCTAAAGCTTTGCTTGGGTCATCTTGTTGACCAATTGCAAAAATACTTGATTCTATTTTCTCTTCTGGATTGTCTACATTTGTGATTGTGTAGTGTACGTTTAGCGATACTAAAAACTCGATTTTCTCTTTACCTTTAACAATCACAGTCACTTGTTCGAAGTGAGGTTCGGCAGTCTTAAATGTTATATTGATTCCGTTTTTGTATAATTCAGGGTTAAGTTTGTGTAACACTTGCGACCCTGAAACGTAACTATATTGATAACCTTTTGTATCTTTAACGAAGCCCTCCATTGAGTGCTTAGCCTTATTTATGCGTTGGTATAAATTAAGTTGTTCAGCCATCTATTCTCCCACCTTTACCGTGTATGACGTTGGTTTCTCAACGATGCTAGCACCCTCTAAAACTTCGCCGTTTGCGTCAATTAATGTGCCGTTTTCAGTTACATTGAAATCTTTCTTAATGTCTGATTGGCTAATCTTTTTAGTTACTTTTACATAGTTGTCAAAACCTCGTTGCTCAAGTTGTTTAATGACTTCTTGCTCATTGCTAACTTGAATGACTTTTGAACCTTTTCTGGCTGTCACTTTTCCGTAAGGTGTGTTCAACTTGAATTTGCTATCTTGTTCTTTTTGTATTCTGAAATATTCAATTACAAGGCTTTGTAAATACTCTTTGCCACTCTGTAATTTTTCTACTTCTTTATCTTTCCATTCGTTTATGCGTTCAATTTCTTTATTCGCTAACTCGTTGATTTCGTTCTCTTTAGTTGTGATTGCATCCAGTTTCTTAAAAACCCAGTTAGCACTGTCTAGATCTGTTACTTTGAATCGGTCGTCTTGTTCGAATGTTTCTAATTCTCTCTCTTGTAATTCATTCACTTTTCATGCCTCCTACCATCTCATGACTAAGTTAATTAGCCTGTCTCTTTCGTCTGTGTTCTCTTCAATCCATTCATAAATAGATTGATTTAATATGTCTAATGCTGTGTATAGATCATTCTCATCTGTTATATTTATACTGTCGATAAATCTATCTTCTAAATCTAAGACATTCACTAGAATGCTGTGGTCCTTCTTCTTAACTGCTAATTTAAAATCAAATCCGTCTACATTAATTACCTTTTGACATACCTCGCCTATTTCGTAATACATCTTGACTTCCTCCGTTTTTCGTTTTATATTGAACATGAATTTTTTCTTAAGTGTTTTGTTTGATACTGTTACTTGTTGGCGCAAGTAGCAGTTTTTTTATTCTTCATAAAAGTATTCTTTATAAAATATGAATGTTGCGATACTTGCGAATCCCGCAATTGACCACGCTGTAGTGAAGTATAGAAACGGCATGAGTACAATCGCTAAGACTGTGAAGCACAATACTGCTAATAGGTAGCTTTTATAAGTTTTACTCATTTTCTTTTTTCAACTCCTCCATTATTCTCTCGTCTGATAAGTCGTGATAAGGGAATTTTTTCCTAGCTAATTGGACTGGTATTCTGCCTCGTATCGCAATGTATCCTTCATCTTCAAGCTCTTTATTCAGTTCTCTTATTATTTGTCCTGCTTTGGATTTAGAAACAGATAAAATTACCGCAAGTTCTTTAGCTTGCAAACTATTTTTCATCATATCTTTTCCTCCTTTTTATTTTTGTGTTGTGTATAATTTAGTTATCTCCTAGTGAAAGGAGGTGGATAATTATGAATAATATAAATCTCACTCAACGACAGTTAGATTTAATAAAGAAAAATCAAGCTATCTTGTCTAAATTGCCTGTCGAAGTTTACGCTAAAGCCGCAAATACTATGAATAATTCGTATGTTATGAACGCTCTGGAAATTCAATCGACGGTTAATAATGTTATGAATAGCATTAGAATTAACCAATCGAAATTATCTGATTGGGCTTCCTATATGCATCAAGTAACTAAGAATCATCCAATGTTCAAATCTAATTTATTTTCTGAAAAAATTCTTGATGAATTCATAAGTTCTAACAGCTTTCCGGAGAATGAAGTCCGCAAAGTTAGCACTCATTTGAGAAAGTCTTTTGTCGATACTGTCGATGTCCCTGTTCTTGGTAAAACCGTCAATTCTGCCCATCCAATAGATGACGTAAATACCAAAGAAAGTGATAAGATATTCTATAAATCTATCAATCAATATTTTTTGGCTCCTTCCTCATCGTTTGTACACGATGTTTCATTAACTGTTGCTAAAAGTGTTGCTGTTAATATGTTTGTCAGGACTGCTAATGATGATTACGTGAATTACTTCTTTTCAACTGCGGTAATAGCTGTATGCTATGTCGCTTCGTGTCTTGCTAATGCTTTTGATTTAAAGAATAAAAGAAAATATTTTAAATAGTTTCACACCATTTTTATAATTATCTTCCAAACCTTCCACGTCACAACTGCCATTGTGATGAGGAAGGTTGTTTTGTATAGTGTGTTCATTGATAATTCCTCCTATTAAGATTTTTATTTTTCTCCTAAAAACTTATTAACAAAGTATTGTTGTCCTTTGCCTGTTACTTTTGGCGTCTTACTAATTGATGTGTGACCGTCCGAATGTGTGATTGATGTTTCTTTAATTTCGAATAACTCACGTTCCATTGAATACTGTGTAGGCATGTTATAATCCACACCCTTGCGTTTAATAAGGAATCCGTTTTGACGTAACCACTCAAACAATCTGCGTTGCCCGATGTTTATACCGTTTTGTTTAATGATCTTTGCTAACTCTCCAACTAAAATTGATGTCTTAGTAGTAGCTACTGCATCTGCAAATACAATTTTTGGTTTATCACGTTCAATCTTTGTTTCTAATTGATTGATTGTGTTGTTAGCAATTTTTAAAGCACGTTGCATAATCATTTCTGGACTGTTCCATGCTTTTTCAACTTGGATGAAATATTGTCTTGCACGTTTACCGGGTTCACTGCGTTGAATCATTGCAATCTCTTTTGCAGTGTCTAGTGTGAGTGCATGGTCAATATAGTGAGTCATATTGCCTTGAGCTGTTGCTCTTTTTTGAGCGATAGCTGTGTAATCTGTATTTTCTTCAAATCCGTATTTAAGCATTCTTGGAAACCAATCTTTATATGCTGTCTTAACTTCTAATGCTTGATGAAGTTCTCGACCACTGATTGCGATTTCTCCATTTTCTTTTTCTTGTATGTTGAACATTTCTCCGATGTTCGATTTTGTTTGTAATGCTTGCATAATGTTTATGCTCCTTTCGTGTATAATGTTGTTATCAACCTAAGGAGGTGATAAGTATGGAACAAGTCCACGCTTGTCTTTTAGGTGAATGGGTTAATCTTCATGATGATGAAAATTGCAAAATGGGACCTCGTATGACTTCTCCATCAATATGGTGGGAAGAAAACGCTGAATTATGGTCTCCAATTCAAAAATTAGAAGCTGATACAATGTATCAACAGGACTACATCATGATTAATTACAAGGGTAAAGATTACCGAATTCATCCTATCTTTATTCAAATTGTTACTTCATAATCTTTTGTTGAGTAATAATATTTTTAATAACCTCAACATCTTGGTCGTCGAGTTGTAGCTCGGCGGCTTTTTTACTAAATTGTCCGTCAATAATTCTGTTGATTTCGTGCCACTGTGCGGGTGTGAATTGCTTTCTAAATTCTAAAAATTGTTTGATTGTTTGTTCCATTTGTTGTTCCTCCTTTTAAGCAGTTACGTTAGCTTCATAACCGAATTCAGTCATGATTTCATGTATTTTCAATCTGCCTTTTTGTGTCCATCTAGTTTGTAAAACTGTGTCTTCTCTACCGTCAGAGCGTACAATTGCTATAGTGTCTGATTCTGTGTAACTCTTGCCCATGTGTTCTGAGTAAAGCACCCACTGTTTATTTACTTTTCGTTGTAATCTAGCTTCGTGTAGTAGCTTGTTCAACTTTTGTGCTGAAATCCCGTAGTCTGCCGCGATTTGAGTTGTAGCTAATGTGCCAGTTGATTTTAAGATTTCATCAACATAATCTGCTTTGGGTTTTAGCTCTCCGATTTCTTGTTGTAAAAGTAAGTTTTGCTCTTTTTCTTTCTTATACTCAGTCAACACTGTAATGATGTAGTCTGGATCTTTTAATGTTTGTTCAATTACATTGTCTGTTGCGTAGATACCGTGTTTGCGAATAGCTGGTAGGACTTCCATCGCCAACCAATCTTGAAATTTTTCTGCTACAGCATTACCTGCTTTGAAAGCCAACTTATATACCATTGGTTCTGGTATGAAATCGCCTTTCCCAACTTCTTGGGAAAGATATTTACCTAAATATTTATTGATAGTTTCCCAACGAATATATTGTTTGCCGTTTTTAAACTGAGTGAACCCCAAACTTTTTGCGACAGTTTCTAAATCGAATAAATTATTTTCATTATCTTGTTTGATTAAGATTGAAAACATGTCGTTACTGAAAGTTTTAATTTCATTCATTAACTCTTCACCTCTTCTTTAATTTCTAAAATTTTCGCAATACGTTTCTTTTGTTCAAAAGCATCTCTACGTCCACGTAAAATATCCGATAAGTAAGCACTTGAAATTTCTAGCATTTCCGCAAGTTGCTTGTTTGTCATGTTGCGTTTTAATAATTCCGTTCTCACTTTCAAGCCGAAATCTGTTGTCGACATATTAGCACCTCCTATAACATTTTTTCTAAGCAAATAAATTATCTGTTGAACACCAATAACTTTTATGCTAATATTTAAGCATAGTTTAATAAACCTATAACAATTCGTAATGCCTGTCATAAAGGTATTGAATACTCGTTCCCCAACGAATAATTGTTATGTGTTTAGTAAGCTAAATTTAAAGCTTAAATACAGTATATTAACTTTTATGCTAATTGTCAACAAAAATAGCGAAAAAGTTAATCTGTGATAGGAGAAATTTATGAATCTAGTACAAAGAATCCGTAATTTGTGCAATTCAAAAGGTATGACTTTTGCTGAATTAGAGAGAACTTTAGGGTTTTCAAACGGACAAATCAGAAGATGGGAGAAAACCAAACCAGGCATTGATAAGGTGCAAAAAATTGCCGATCACTTCGATGTATCAGTTGATTACTTATTAGGTAGAGAAAAAGATGAGTACTCCGGAGAAGATAAAAGTGAAGATATTCTTATTATGCATCGAGCTACAGAAAATATGACGGAGGCACAAAGGCAAAAAGCTTTGACTATATTAGAAGCAATGTTTGATGATTGGGATGATTTAACTAAGTAACAAAGGGGCTTTTTAATTGAAATTAAATTATGAAAAATCTTTTTTTAAATCTGCGAAAGCAGTTTACGAGATCACAAATGGTCTATATAACTTATCTTTTCCTTTAGATATATTTGAAATTATCTCAAAAGATAAACGTATTAAATTAGTGACTTTCTCTGAATTTTCTCAGAATACTGGCACTTTATATTTTAAAATACCTTCTATTTTCGGTTCAGAAGAAGCGTTTCATATTAGAAAAGGAGACAAAGCGATTATAGTTTATAACGATTTACTGCCTATGAATCGTCTAAGATTTACTTTAGCTCATGAATATGGTCATTTTATAATGGGACATACTGGAGTTAATTTAAATAAAACATTCACATATAAAGATTATTATAGAAGGATTGCTGAAGAATATGAAGCAAACTCATTTGCTTCATGTTTATTGTTTCCTTTACATATAAGATACAAATATATAAACAACTTTAATATTGAGCAAATTTCGTACAAGTATCAAATGAGTTTTCAAGCGATCCATATAGCGGTAAAAGTAATCAGAAGACATATACACAATGGGTTAAACGACTATATGTCAAATAACGAAAATTACCACGCAGAAAACTACTTAAGTTTTTTAGAAGAGAAAATGGAAAGCAAATCTGATTTTATAAATGAATTTAAATATGCTTATGATCTAACGATTTAACAATCAAAAAATAAAGGAGAAATGAACATGAAAGAATTACCTAAGAGCAGATTAACGTTCAAAGAAAGTATGATTGAGAGTCAATATTTAGCAACTAAAACAAAAGAAGAAAAGAAACAATACAAGCAACTATCTGTTGAAGACAAAAGAGAAATTTTAAAAGAATACCAAAGTAAACCTAGAAAAGAAGTGAAATTTGAAAGTGAAATCAATAAATCTGACGAAAACTTATCTAAAATCTACCAAAGATTTAGCGAAATAGGTGTAGAGGATTTGTTTGGTACAAAAAAAGAAGTGAAAGAACTACCTATGATTTTAAAAGATAATGAAAACATAATGTATGTAACTTCGGGATTGTACAATAATAATACCTACTTAATAGTATGTACTGATCTAAGATTGTTATTCTTAGATAAAGGTATGATATATGGTTTGAAATTTCATGAATTTCCATTCGAGAAAATCAATTCTGTTTCGTATAAAAAAGGACTTCTTTTTGGCGAAATAATTATACATCACGGTTCATCAAGTATCGCTATAGGAAGCATATCAAAAAACACTGTATCTAGAATGGCGGAAACAATACAAGAACAAATCTCTATTCGAGAAAGTTCTATGAAACCATCCAATTCTGAAAAAATGAGTTTTTCTGTTGCTGATGAATTAATAAAATATAAAGAATTATTAGATGTCGGAGTAATTTCTCAGGAAGAGTTCGATAAGAAAAAACAACAATTATTGGATATTGATTAATAGCGCTTGTGTGGCGTGAGGAGGATGAGGGATGGAAAGAAATTCCACCAAAAAAAGTAGCAAAGATAAAATATTAAAAGCTGTAAATAACTTTGAAGAGGTTTGCAATAGCGGAAAATTCAAATTTAAATATTTGGATGACTGGCTTTTTACAAAATCAATAATTTTTAAAAATGAAACAACCTTAACTAACCAAAAAAACTTTAAAGTGTATCCAAGAGGTACTATTGTATACGCTAAACTTGGTGTTAACATTGGTTCTGAATTCTCAGGGAATCATTTTTGCGTCGTTTTAAATAAAAATGACAACAAACGCAATGAGCTAATTACTATAGTTCCACTTACTTCAAAAGACACCAAATTTTCTTTAAAATTACAAGAGAATTTAATACTAAAAGCTTTAGAAAAAATGAAAACTGACCACAAAACTTTACGATTCGATTTGGATAGAATAAAAGAAATGCACGCAAGATCCACAAAAGTAAAAAACTTAAATCCAGCAATCGAAAAAGAACTTGATGAGATTGAAAATAATTATATGCAACTTGCAAAAATAATTGAGCGTTACGAAAGGTTTGTAGGCAAACAAACTTATGCAATTCCATCTCAAGTTATCACTATCAGTAAAAAAAGAATAAGCACACTTAATGATTACGATCCAACTGGCCATATATCTTTCAATGAAGAAACTTTAAAAATTATAGAAGATTTTATGAAAGCTAACATTTTATCATAATTATCTTTACTTTTTATCGTTAATCTATTATAATCAAGATATAAATTTCCGGTAACCAATCCGGCTTAAAATCATATTTCCGGTAACCAATCCGGCTGGCCAGATGTTAATTCATCTGGTCTTTTTTTATACATTTTTATCGGGTAGCCCGCCTACCCTTATTATTTTTTGCCAATTTTGAGGAGGGAGAAGTAAAATGCCAGTATATAAGGATGGTAATACAGGTAAATGGTATTTTTCCATTAGATATAAAGATGTATACGGTAATAACAAACGAAAAATGAAGCGTGGGTTTGAACGTAAGAAAGATGCCAAACTAGCTGAAAGCGAATTTATACAAAATGTTAAATATGGATACTCGGACAATCAACCCTTTGAATATATATTTTTTGATCGTTTAAAAAATGAAAATCTTTCTGCACGCTCAATAGAAAAGCGAACTACAGAATATAATACTCACATAAAAGAAAGGTTCGGAAATATCCCTATTGGCAAAATCACTACTACGCAATGTACTGCTTTCAGGAATTATTTGTTAAACGATGCAGGTCTTTCTGTTGACTATGCACGATCTGTGTGGGCAGGTTTTAAAGCAGTTATCAATTACGCCAAAAAGCATTACAAGCTCTTATACGACCCCACATTATCGGTAACTCCTATTCCCAGAACAAAACCACAAGCTAAATTTATCACTCGTGAAGAATTTGATGAAAAAGTAGAACAAATCACAAATGATACTTCTCGTCAGCTAACTAGACTGTTATTTTATTCTGGTCTTAGAATAGGAGAAGCTTTAGCTTTGCAGTGGAAAGATTACGATAAAATAAAAGGCGAAATTGACGTAAATAAGAAAATCAATTTAAGTAATAGAAAAATTGAATATAATCTAAAAAAAGAAAGCTCTAAAGGGATAATACCTGTACCAAATTTAATTAGAGAGATGCTTAAAAACATGTATAATGAATCTTCTAAAAGATATAAATATTTTGACGAAAACTATTTTATATTCGGGGGTTTAGAACCTATTAGATACGTTACTTATTCGTATCATTTTAAATCTGTATTCCCGAATCTAAAAATACACCATTTAAGACACTCGTACGCTAGCTATTTAATTAATAATGGTGTAGATATGTATTTATTAATGGAATTAATGAGGCATTCTAACATTACAGAAACAATTCAAACGTACTCTCATTTATATACTGATAAAAAACATCAAGCTATGAGCATATTTGATTAA